ATGGTCGAAGCTTCTTTTGCGGCTCTCGCTTCAGAAGAAAAGTTGACAATTGCTTCGATCATGGTCCGTCTGGGTTGGCGCTCAGACGGGCCTTTTTTTTCGGATAATCCAATGAAAGAAAAACCGATTCCTCCGCCGGTCTCGAAGCGGCCATCGCCGCCGGCTCAGTCTCTACCCCTCGAACCGCCAGACTCGATGTTGCTCGAGCCACTTCGAGAAGATGGTTCGCCAGAACCAGCCGACGATGTGAACGCATCGACCGATCATCTTCCCGAGCCAGCAGAGCCGTTTGTTTGGTTTGATCGAACGACCAAATCTATGGCGGTTGTGATTTTGTTTGTCATCGCTTCACTTTGCGTTTGGCCATTGCCATATCTGCCTGGGCTCATGCTGGGGTGTTCGTTGTTAGCCCTCGCCTACAGCTTTCGGATGGTCTCGTTTTCTCTCGGCATCTTTGGTCGATAGAGCCGGAATTTCTAAGATTTTTTTGTAAGGGTAACTCTAACCCTTGCTTATCTTTCCGAACTGCCGCGAATTTATTTCAGCGCGGGTTGCTCAAAACTTGCTTGACGTACGATCGGGCATGCGCATAATCTGCGTCTGTCAACTTTTCGAAGTCGCTTCGCCAAAAGCGGCTTCACTCGAATGTTACTGAAGCTACTTTTGAGCCCTGATACGGATGCACCCGATTCAATTGTTTTTCGAACGGACCGCCGCCGCATCTTCAATCGCCTCTTCAGTGCGTTTGATTTCCGATTGCATCCCGGTTTGCGGCGTGTGATTCGTTCGTTTTCCTGAGCTGGTTTTTTCAGCTCACCCCATCGACGTTTGGCGGCGGCGATTGGGGCTGCGCAAGTTCGCCGTCCGATGTCTGAATTTGAAAAAGCCATAAAGCAGCTCATGCGGTCGGATCGTGGGCTGGAAACTCTCGGCGATGTTGCCGATTGGATGTTCGAAAGCGGATCGTACCTCGACAGCGCGAATCAAGATGCAATTATGCGTTTGATTATCGGATGCTGGGGTGGCAAATGCGGTGAAGCGCTTGATTGCTTGCGTCCGTTCCTCACAGAGAAAAAGCTGTGAGTTCCACAAAAAAAATAATCGAATTGGCCGCCGGGCATTCTTACGACTGCGATCGTTCTGCCCGCGATGCAGTTGACGGGGAGCGTTCTGCCCGCGTGAACCGTCCGCCCGGCGGCCATCTTTCTAACGCTTCGAACGATGACGGTTACACCGTTCGAACTCAACAGGAAGTTGCCGACTTGATGACGGCGCGCGGCTACCCGATGGGAAGAAAGTCGGTGCAGGAGACCGAGCGGCGGGCGCTTCACAAGCTGCGAGTTGCCTTGTTGGACGTCGCCAAAGTTGAGTTTCCAATTTCCATAGCAGAGGAGATCGATGTGCGAATCGGTGCGCTGATTGTGACAGAGCAACGCTTGACCTTTCTCCAAAAGGTCGCGAGCGGCAACTGGATTCGGGAAGATTGCAAGGCCCAAAACATTCACAGCGGTGCGAAGATTCCCGAGCCAACGTATATGTGGTTGATCGAAAACAAGTTGGTCGATTGTGACTGCGGAGATCTCAAGGTAACGAACCTCGGGCATGAGGTTATCAGGCGAGCGAATGAGGAGGCGCGGGCATGATTCTCTCTGACGCTGTTGATCTGACGGTTGAGCTGTTTGGCTTCGAAGGTTGGGACGTTATCGATTCTGAAAACGCTCGCATCGGCGATTATTGGATCGGCATGACGGCCTGTGAAAATTGGGCGGTGTTTGACAAGGAGCCAGAAGGCGCATTGCTTGAAGTTTATGAAACGGTTGCCGATGCGATGGCAGGGGTCGTTGCTCGCCACGCGTCGGACGTATTTGAGGAGGCTGCATTGTGAGCGCGATACCGCGACAAGTGAGCAACAAAAAGATCATTCGGCAAGAGTCGATCGGAAAAAATACGGCGATTCTTACCCATGAGGAAGTGGCGGACATTATGACCTCTAAGGGCTATCCGATGTCGCGTTCGCGCGTCGCTCAAATTGAACTTTGCGCGATCCACAAACTTCGCATTGCGTTGTTGGATATCGCCGCCGATGAGATTCGAGGTGAGCTATGAAACCGAGCAATCAACAGTCTTTAGATCGTATCGCGATGGTCGAATCTTGGTTGGCCTGTGACACGCCGCAAGATGAAGCGAGGCTGCGTCATTTTGTGGCTTCGATGATCGCCGGCAGTCCGAAGCCGATGGTGATCGAAATCGGCAAACTGATGGTTGAGCATCGCAAGGAGTTGTTGCGCGAAGAAACGGAGGGCAACTGATGTCAGGTCAATCCGACAATTGGGGCGTTTTCTGGATCGATGGGCGCTACCGCGTTGAATCTGTTGCTTCGGTTCTGAGTAATGCCGATGCGATCGGGATCGCTCGAGCCAGCGGGATGGAAGTCGATGACGACGGTTTCGTGACTCGCATGCGAGCGCTCACGATCTGCCAGCCGTTTGCTCACCTCATCGCGACCGGTGCGAAGTGGGTGGAGAATCGCGTTTGGGCAACGAAGTATCGCGGGCCGATCGGTATTCATGCTGGCAAGAGCCAGAAGTTTATGCATGAGGCCAGGCCGGCCGATCACCGTGATTCGAATGATATGCGATTCGGGGCGATGGTCGCGGTGGCCGAGCTGGTGGCGTGCCATGAGCTGAGATCGCTGCCCGAGGATCATCCGGTGCGATCGCACAAACACACCGAAGGGCCTTTTTGTTTCGAACTGCAGCGCGTTCGCAGAATCAAACCGATCCCGATGCTGGGCAAGCAATCGCTCTGGAATTGGGAACCGCCTCAGCTCGAACCCTGGGAGCAATCTCAATGAGCAGTGTTGCAAAAAACATGATGATGGGCGCAGAGTTCTCCGCCTGCGGTCAATTTCGTTACTGGTTGTGGCGAGCATGGGAGTGGAAGGGCTTTGCTAATCAGGTGATGTTCGTCGGGTTGAACCCTTCGACAGCGGACGCCACCATCGATGATCCTACGATTCGCCGTTGCATCCGCTTCGCCAAGGATTGGGGTTATTCGGGAATGATGATGCTCAACGCTTACGCGTATCGTGCGACCGATCCGAAACAACTCAAGCGAGCAAACTTCCCGGTCGGTTCGGATAACGATGAAGAGTTGAGCTATCGAGCAAAACAAGCAGGGCTTGTAGTTGCATGCTGGGGTGTTAACTGCCCGCCACAGCGAGCCCTCGACGTCGCCCACACAATCGGCAAGCCGTTGCACTGCGTCGACGTTTCGAAACACGGTGCGCCGATGCATCCGCTTTACTTGCCCGCTGAATTGAAACCGAAGCCGTGGAGTCCGCCAGCATGAGTGCAACCGCAAAGAAAACCGAGACGCTCGTTTGGCCGCAACGTTGCCGCAAGGTGAACGGCTTTCGCGAGTGGAGAAGCAAGAACGCGGGCCGTCGCTATCGCGTTTCGGAGTCGATCGTCGGCGGATCGAAAGCGATCTATGCCTGCATTCTCATCGACAACTGTTGGCGAAGTGTGACCGGCAGCCAGAAACCACCGAAACGATTTCGCACGGTTAACGCGGCGCGTAACGCGTGCCAGCAACATTGGAAAAAAGAATAACGAAAGGAATCTCATGCCGCTTTATGAACTCAAGATCGAAAACCTCGTAGCGCTGGACAACAAGCGTATTGCCGAAGCTTTGAACCAGGCGATACGTCGGGCAGCTGCTCACTGCGACGATCTTCCCGGCGTCGATGCGGCGCGTAAGGTATCGCTTAATTTGAACTTTACGCCGGTGATGGATGGCGAAGGGCGTTGCGAGACCGTCAATTTCGAATTTGAAATTGTCGAGCGCAACCCGAAGCGAAAAAGCAAAGTTTACAACGGCGATCTGAGGAAGATTCGCCACAACAACGGTCGCGAAGAGTGCCAAGTTGTGTTTAACGATTTGAGCGACGACAACGCGAACCAAAACACGTTTCCCAGTTTCGAAGATGACGAATAAGGATTGAAGTCTCATGCTACGCGAATTTCTCGATGGCCTCGTTGACCTAGCTAAAAATAACAACGAGACCACTATCAAAATGTTGCCCGGCGATCGTAATGCGATCTTGAATCTGCCCGATGGCTGTTGGCAAGAAGTGAAAGTTCCACCAAGTCGCATTAAACACGACGTCGAAACGTATGACGACTTCGTGCAAGCGGTTACCGAGTTCGCAACCAACGGCGTCGTATTTGTGGATCAAACCGGTGCCATTCTCTTGATCGATCGCGAGGATCGCCGCGATTTCGTTACCTGGCGGTTCGATCTCGCCGATGCGTTTTCTACGGTAGCGAATCTGGAATCCGGCCGTGCTTTCAATCAAACGGAATTTCATCGCTTCCTCAAACACGACTTGCACGGCAGCGGCGTCGATGGCTTGTTGCCTGCGGTGCGGACGGTGGAGTTCAAACGCAACAGCGATGGCAAGGCGACGGTCGAGCATGGGCGTGAGGCGCTAGGCCGACAGGTCGAAGCAACGATTCAAGGATCGGCCGATATCCCCGAGCATCTTTCGCCCCGGCTGCGAGTCTTTCGCCAGTGTGAGCAGACGCAACTAGTGCATTGCTCGCTTGAACTTAATGTGGTTGGTGAATCGTTTGTGCTTCGGCCGTACCCCGATCAGGTTCAACTTTGCATTGATGCCGTTATCAGAGAAGTTATCCAAGATCTGCGAAACGAATTAAAAACTCCCGTTTTCTCGGGAAATCCATAATATCGCTGGTCTATGTTTTTTTTGTAATTAATGTTGCACGGAGGCGCGCGAAATTGAATCTACACGGACGACGGCCGGCAGCTGCATCGCAACGGATAAACAACACGGTGCAGACCGAGGAATCCGATGATGAATTTGCGATTATTTGCGCCCGAAGGCGACGATTCTTGCGGCGATGGCGGCTTAACGCTTTCGCAGTTTTTCGAAAGCGACTTCAAACGGTTGTGGTGCAAGCCGCGCATGTTGAGCAAGTTGACGGTCGAAGAGTATGCGAATGCAATATCATGGTGGAAATCCCTAACGGGCGACCCACCTTTGGCAGAGATCGACGACGACACGGCGGCCGAGTTTATCAGCGAACTTTCCGAAGCGACTTGGCGGCGAGGGCTCGCGGGCGAATACCGAAAACATTCGATTGGCAACATCGTCAAGATTCTCAAATCAATCCAGAAGGTGTTGAACTTCGCAGGGCCGCGGTTTCCCAACAAAGCGAACAAGAGCAATCGGGGACTTATCTCGATGCCGCCCTATCTGCCGTTGCCTGCTTCCGATCGGGAAGCTCCCGGCGGCGACTTTACGATCGAAGAGGTACAGGCGATCTATCGCTCGGCGGCGCAGGCTCGCATGCCGCTCTGGTCGGAGGATTCAAAATGGGATCTCTCGCGGTCGATCGAGCCGGCGGCCTGGTGGCGTGCGCTGGTTGTGGTGCTGTGCGATACCGGCTTCCGCATCAAGGCGACTCTCAACCTCGACTGGTCGGATATTCGCGGCGATATGGTTACCTCGTTAGCGCGAAACAGCAAAGGCCGCAAAGGGCATCGGCAATACTTATCGGAGCGTGCGCGGCTTCACCTCGAAGCGATCGCACCGGAAACTGCGGAAGGCGAATCGCGCAGCGGTATCGTGTTCCCTTGGCCGCATCATCGGCGCATGCTGGATACGGTGTTCGACGAAATTCTGGCGGCCGGCGAGATTCAACGCCAACGCGGTGTGAAGTTTCAAGGCTTCCGCAAGTTTCATGCTACGCAGTTATTCGATCGCTCGGAGACTTCCGACGGCATGACGCTCGCCCAACAGTCGGCCGGGCACACCAGCTCGCGAGTGACGCAAGGGCACTATGTGAACGGCGATGCACAACGGCGAGCGATCGCGGCGGCGATCGAAGGGCTGCCAGGCGTATTTTCTTACTATTGCTAAAGCAATTCGCTGGCTTTGTTGTCGCAAGCATGCGGAGCGCTGGGGATTTCCGTAGCTCTTTGCCCATTAAGGCGAACGATTCGATCGTCTCCGCTGCTTGTTTTGTTTTTCGATTATCGGAGGCAACATGACTCGAGCGGCTTGCCATGAATGGACTGCGGAGGATGATGCAAAGATCATCGCTCACACCGGATTGGTGCGCGAACTTGCTGCCGAGCTGGGTTACAGCATGTCGATGGTTTATCGTCGCCGTCAAACTTTGGGGCTAACGAAGCGGCGACCGAAAATTTACGGAGAACCGTTAGAGAAATTCATTCGCGAGAAACACTCGCTGGGCTGGACGGACATAGAGATCGCTACCGCTTACGGTGAGCTGCACGATTGGCGCGTCGAGCGTCACACAATCGGCGATTATCGCAAAAGAATGAAGTTGCCGAGCAACGCAACAAGCGAACATCGGCGGCAGCAAGTTGCAGAGCGAACAAAGCAGCAGCTTGAAGAAGCCGGGTTGATGTCGCTTGCTGAGTTACGGGTCGAAGCGTTTCGCAAGTTTGCGCGGTCCCAAGGATGGCCGGGGGATCTTCGCCCTCGGGCGGTTCAAATGCTAAATGCTCTCTATGATTTCGGTGCCATGACTAGGCGCGAGCTGGCCAAAGAGATCGGCATGCCGTGGAAGGGATCTCGCAAGAGTCTCGTTAGCAACGATCCCGAAGGCAGTTACTTGGCACATCTCATGAAACGCGGTTTCGTGATTTCAAGTCGCCGGTCGGTGACTGGCAAAGGCAGAGGTACGAGCGTCAATCTTTACAGTATTCCACTCACTATTAAACGAGGAGAGCCGTCAACATGGCCAACAGCCAATCCAAACTAATTCACAACGATCCGCCAATGAGCGAAGAGCTAACAATGCAAGCGAAGCTTCGCGCGGCTGTGTTCGATGGCGTGAGCGAAGGCGATGTGAAGGAAGTGATTCAGGGCATCGTGAAAAAAGCGAAGGAAGGCGATCCCAAATCGATTAAGTATTTCTTCGACAACATCCTCGGCGGAGCAGGCGGGACTCAGCTCACGCAAAACAATTTCTACAACGGCGATCCGCCGCCGCCGGAATCTTCGATCAATGCCCCGCCTGGTTCACCGGAGAAGGTAGCGGCGATGTCGAATCGAATCGCAAACGGACATACCGCCTTCTGCGATAGCGACGGTGGCTACGGCAATTGAACTTCCTAATTTCCTGGTTCATTGACACACGGACTATTTGACTAAACGAATTGATTCGTCAATTCGCTGGTTCGAATCGCTTCATGCGATTCGTTTAATAAAGAAAACAAGCCATGCCTAACATCGAAATTCACCGCGAGGAAACGCCGGTCTCGGTCTTGATGCGGGACAAATACACCAAGGCGGAATTGATCTCGGCTTGGTCGCCTCAGTTTCGCCGCACCGTCGGGCAAGCGATGCTTTGCGATGCTGCGAGATATTCATTTTGCCGAGTGCTGGCGAGTTGTGGGGTGATGCCTGAGCTATGGCGGCAGGGGATCGGCAAGACGCTCATTGAACTTGCGCAATTGTCCGCCTGCATTGAGCGGCCGCAAATTGTTGCCGTGATTCCTGAGATCAACGTGCGAGCGCAATTGTTCTTAAAAGCGTGCGGCTTCAAGGCTCATGGCATGCTGGACGATAACATCGTGTTTGACTGGTGGTTGAGCAGCTCTATCCCGCTCGAGGATGCGACCGTTGGCGATTCGTTAATGATTTATCGCAAGGGGCTAGGATCGCTCACAGGTCGCTTGCTGAGTGTTGAGCACTGCGACGGCAAACCAGTGCAGGCTTGTGTTCTTACTAAACGAATTGGTGAACCAATTCGGGGCGCGACTAAACGTCGCGACGATATTACGGTGTTGGATGCTTGCCAGATTGTTCGGATCTATCGGATCTCGGCGGCGGGTGTGAATAGCGATCGCAAAGGGGGCACGGATGCGCCAGCTACCTCTAATCGATGATATGCCGCCCGAGCTGCGGTGCGCTAGGAACGATAAAAGCGGGGTGATTCACGCGATGAACCCCAGCACAATCGGTGACTCGTTTGTAAACGTCTCCACATATTGCGGTTGGTTGCCTCTCCGTGAAAGTTCTTTAATCTACCGACCAGCGACGGCGGTGAATTGTCGCCATTGTCAACGGGCTCTTATCGCCGCCGGTGAGCTGCATTCTCGCGATGTGCGGTTGCCGATGGATGCTTGCGTGCCGGCTCCGCTTGGAAGCGGTCCTCTGGGGGAGACTTGCGGCGGCTGTTACGCCAAAGCTCGCAACCGAGATCGGTATCTCAAATGTGGTTTGGCTGCCGATCGCTGGACGGGTGGCAAAGGCACCGACATTAAAGCGAGCTCGAAATAAGGATGAAAACTTCGCTTGTTTTATTTATTAAACGACTCACATGAAGCGAGCCGATGCGGCGAATTGCAATGCAATTCTCGATGTCAACCCCGAATATTAACGAGGGAATTAAGCGATGCCGAAACCAAGCGGTCCTAAAGATAGCGCGGCCATTCAATACGATCACGACGCGGAAAAGATGAATACCTATCGATGCAACGTTTGCCGTGATGCTGGCCAGCCGGATGCAACGCGACAAGTTTCACACGGCACAACTGATAGCCGTAGCTTTTGGGGTGCCGGCATTCCTACAACACGCACCGAGTGCATCAATTGCGGGCGATGGTCTGGGCCATGGGTTTCGGCCGACATTGTTGGCGGCGGTTATTAATTTCAAAGCTCACGAAAGCTGACACGATGTCACAACTACGCTTGCCCTACCAGGCGATTGATTCAGAACAGACGGCGGCCGATGCGGCGCTGGGGAAGGCGTTGACGGCCCTTGAGGCGATGCTGGCCACGCGCGGCATTTACGATGGCACCGCTGCGAGCGCGTTGGCCAAATTCATCTTTATGGTCACGCGCGGTGATGAGCTGCCTCTGCAACGCAAGCTGGCCGACATTGCGGCCGATCCGTTCATACGGAAGCAGTTTGGCAAAAAGCCATCGACGCGCACGCTCTCGCGAGCTGCAGCGCGTTTAGAGGAAGATGGCCTCTTGAATCGCGGCGTTGTGATCGGTCGCGGCAAAGGGAAAGAGAAAGCGAGCTATGGCCTGCGTGATTGGGTCTATACGGAGGTGGTTTTGATGCTTGTTGATGAACGCAACGATGCGGAGGATCGCTCCAGCGGTTCGTTTACGAACCGTTTTAGTCAGAAAACAAGTACGACAACCGACACGACAAATCAAAATGTACTATTACCACCAATACCACCAACAACTCCAACAACTCCAAAGCACGAAAACAATCATGCTGATTGGGAGGCGGCGGCGGCGGAAGTTGCGGGAGAGATTGCAGCCTGGTCAGAGGCGATCGACAAAGCGAAGCAAAACGGACTCACGCCGGCGGCAGTGTCTGCCGTCGTCGCTCACTACCGGGCTCACCGTAGCGACTACGAGGCGAAAGATCTTTATTGGCGATTGTTGCGCGGTCATCGCAACTGGCAGGCGGGCTACTGGCCGCAAGTTTCAGGGGGACAACCACGCCGCCGCCGGCGAGATCCCGCGACGGTTCGCGTGCAAGTCGAATCGCAAGTTTGCCGAGTTGCGAAGCGTGACGGCTGGTTTGATGATTCGGAGCGTGTTGCCGCCATGATCGAACGCGTGCTGGCGAAAGAGTTGGGTCAACCGCAAACGAGTGAGGCAGGGCGATGAGATATTGTTGGATCATGTTGGTGACGCTCACAGGTGCGTTGTTTCTGATTGCGACCTATTTTGACGGAATCTACCACGCTCTATTCGTGCTCGGCATTCAGATCATCGTGACGGCGATAGCGCTCTTGTTTTGTTCGATGTGCGATGTGTTCGTGAGGTTGTGGCGTAGTTGGAGATCTTCTCGCAGAGGTCGCCTGGCGGACTCGATTTTGATCGTTACTAGCGAACTCGAACCATGCGACGCTATTGAGGTTTTCTTCGTGGTCAACTGGCGACGTTGCCGCATCGGTGGCGTTGACGCGATTCAATTGGATATCGAAAAGATGCAGCCCCAGGTAAACAGCGGTTGCTCTCTACCGCACGAATTTGAGCGATTGAAGGAATACGATGAGCCACCGCGCGTTGTGAACTCGCGCGATGATCTGCTAAGAGAAATTTCGAACGCGACTTGGCTACATGTTTTTGGAAGTAAGAGGAACGAAACGCATGGCTTCTGAACGCAAAGTTAAAATCGATTGGAATACGAAGATGACCCGCGAGCTGATTGCGGCGGTTATCTGGCTGATCAATCAAAAGATGAACGTTGGCCAGATCTCGAGGCGGTTGGGTTGCACGCAGTTGATGGTGGCCCGAATTGAGCGACTCGATGAAGATTCTCGGCAGTCATCGAGAATTCGCGAAGAGCTGCGCGCTGACCGGTGTGCCGAAAGAATATAGTTTTACGTGCAAAGCGTTTCGCTGCCCTCAATGCGGTGCTGTTCCTTGTGAATATTGCCGGAGAGCAAATTTATACCAACCGGCGAAACATCGAACGGCAGGAAGAGCAGATCGAAAAGCTGAACCGCGAACACGATGCCGATTATGAAACGTTGAGAGAGTTGATCCGTAAACGATAAAGAGGATTCGATGACGAAATTTGAATGCAAGAAATGCGGCCAATGGTGTTACAACGGCGATTGCTCTTGCCGCTTCGAGCGGTCTCTTGCGATCGCTTGCTGGGCTATTGCGTTCGTCATTCTCGCCGCTGTAATGTTGATTCTTAGCGCGGTTAGCTGGCTTCTTACTAATGAGCAATGAGCAATCTCACAGGCACAAAGGGCGGGTCGGGAGTTTGGCAGCGGATAGTTTCCGAGATGCCAGAGCACGACGTTTACATCGAAGCATTCTGGGGACGCGGCACGATCGCCAAGAAGAAACGGCCGGCGGCAATAACGGTCGGCGTCGATCTGGATCCTGACGCGATTTCAAGCGGCGCGGGATCTGCGTTGATGTTTCAATGCGATTCTCTGGCATGGCTCTGCGGTTACTTTCACCTGGTGGGGTCGCAGGATTCGGAGGCATTGGCCAACGCCACTGGATGCGGAGGCGGTCGACCGCCATCTTATTCGGCGTCGTGTCCTGCAGGTTCATCACCGGTCGCACAAAACGGAGGCACTGCAGCGGCACATAAAAAGGCGACGGCGGCCGGTGACGCTGAATCATGCGACAATGCCGGCAACGCCAACCTATCAAGCGGCGAGTACCTAGCCGCCACATTCGGCGGTTTTCCGTTTGATCGGCATTTAGTTTATCTAGATCCTCCGTACCTTGGTTTTGAGCATTACTACAAACACCGAGCGGATCACGGAAAATTGATCGATCTCTTTCTGGCGTTGCCGTGCCCTGCGATGCTCAGCGGTTATTGGTCCGAGTACTATGCCGAACGTTTAAGCGGCACTCGATCGATCTCTATCGATACCGTGAATCGTGCCGGCAAACCTTGCACCGAATGGGTGTGGATGAACTTCGAACCACCACAGCGGTACCACGACGTCCGTTTCGTTGGCAGCGGCCGAAGAGAACGCGAACGTATCAAACGTCGGGTTGCGAACTGGTCGAAGGGCCTGGCGGCGATGACAACGGCAGAGCGTCAAGCGGTATTCGAGGCTTGCCGTAACCGGTATGAATTGGGCGAATAGCGGGTTTACAAACCTTGTAAAAGCTCGCGGCCGAATTTCTTTTGGCGGGATTATTCTACTCACTGACGTTTGAAGTTTGTTAAACGATTTCACGTAGTGAGGTTCAACCGATGTCTCAATGTCCCTGCCAGTTTCCCGCCCTGCCGGCCACGCTGCCTTGTCTGATGGAAATCGGCGAAGCAATTGCCGATCGCTCGATTGTGAACCGCAAAGCCGAAATGCTGATGCATGTTTCTTGCTGCTCTGGTTCGCTCGGTCAGTTTCTCAAAGAGCGCAACGAAAGCCCTGTTATCGGCGACGATGAACCCCTCGGTACGATGAGCTTTGATGATGCGATGGCCGAACTCAATCGGTCAGACTGTGCTCCCGATTGCGATGACGGGGATTGTGCCCCAGCGATGGCGAATGCGGCGGAGGTTTCGCCGGCGTTGTTGCTGGCTATCAAAACGATTCTTTCGATCGCCGTCAAATTGCTGTTCTAGTTGTTCTCTTGAAGGAAACGACACGCCTCGGCGGAGCGCCGGGGTCCCTCCTTCCCCACTGAGGCGAACGAGCGTCAGGCTTTCGCAAGAGAGCGAGCAACGTATCGTCTCTGCCGAGGTTTTTGATAATGACAACGTTGCTTGTGATTCTCGCCCTTTCGTTGCAACCGCTGCCTAGCGGCGTGCTTTGCGAAGATCGTTTCGATCGTGCGGAGTTGAATCACTATTACGACGACGATGCGAATCATGTTTTCGACCAAGTTATTTTCTGGCGTTGGCATGAAACAGAGTATCACGCGCACGGCTACCGGCTGCCGAAGCAATCGGCGGCATCTTCGATCGACGGGCGGAGTTTCGTTTTTTTAGATGGCGATAAGCTGCGCCGCGTTCGCTTCGATCTTCTCACAGAGAGTTGGACGCAGTTCGATCCTGAGCGATGCGATCGCGAAAAGTTTTCGCCGGCTCGCCGCGTTGGCCTTTACTTGGATGGAGACCGATGAATCAAACGAAAACCATGGCGGCCGCATCGCTTTGCTTGATGCTGTTGGCCTCTTGCTCGCGTTCGCCAGATCCTTCGCCACTGCCTGACATTCAGACGCAAGCGAAAATAACCGGGCCGGCGGTTGCTCCGCTTGGCGACCTGGTGGTTCTTGATGGCGGGCAGTCGACGGCCCAAACGCTCGAATGGAAATTGGTCGGCAGCGATAAGACTTGCTTGGTAGTAGGCGACGGCAAGCAACTCGGTTTCGCAAGCGGTGATGCCGGCGTTTTCGAATTCGTTTTGGTGGCGGCCTCTGTTGTTGACGGCGTGCCAGAAGTATCGATCGCCAAGCATACTTTGCGAGTCGGTGAACCAAGGCCACCCGATCCCCAGCCGAACCCACCAGAACCGAGCCCACCAGAACCGAACCCACCAGAACCTAAGCCGCCGGAGCCGACGCCAGGCCCCACGCCCCCGCCGCCTGGTCCGGCTCCGGATGGTTTAGCCGGCAGAATGTTCGCCGCTGCGATGAAGGTGGAATCGCCGAAGCGCGAAGCCGAAGCGAAAGCAATGGCCGAAGTGTATCGCGGCGTGAGCAGCTCGGCGGCCGCCACGCAACAAACACCGCTTGAAATGGTGCAGCTCACCAAAGAGCGATTGCAGACCGTTCTCGATGATGCAGGGCGTGCGTTGTGGGATGAATGGGCGCAGGTGTTCGCGGCGGAGCTGGCCGCACTGAAGCTATCGCCCAACGACAAGCCAGGTCATATCGACGCCTGGAACGAAACGGCCGAGGGCTTGGAGGCAGTTCGTTGATAAAAGTTATCGCCTTCGATGTGTTCGGCACGGTGTTCGATCTCGATGAGGTCGATCGCGACGACGTGCGCAACTACATCGCTCAAATTCGAAAGCCAGTATGGGAGCCGCTGCGGCTTCCTCGATCGTGGGAGACTCTGCCAGCTCACCCCGATGCCAGGTTGGGCATTGAGTTACTGCGAAGCGAATACACCGTTGTGACCTGTAGCAACGGCCCGCTTGGTTTGCTGGCCAAGATGAGCAAGCACAACGGCATTATTTGGGATGCGATTATCCCGCTCGAATTGGATCGCGTTTACAAGCCGAACCCTGACGCCTACCGGGTGATGTGTCGCGTGCTCGATGTTCACCCGAGCGAAGTGATGATGGTAACTGCCAATGAGAGCTTTGGCGATCTCGAGGCGTCGGCCGCACTTGGGATGCGTCCACAGTTGATTCGCCACATTGGAAAAAACGGCGATGGGGTGGCTGATATTGTTTCGCTGGCTCGCGTGACGAACCGGCCTAGTCCAAACATCGCACACATTTTGCAGTTTTTCAGCTACGAACATTTGCCAGAGCGATTGCAAGAGATCTCGAAACCTTTCCACGATCTCGCTCATTCTTTGGCGGAACAAACCAATAACCAAGAAACCAGCGTCGCGCTTCGCAAGCTTTTGGAAGCAAAGGATGCGGCCGTTCGCGCGGCGATTTCGAAATTCTAATTTAGAGATCAAATAACCATGAGCAAAGATCTATGCGGCTGGATCGCACCCGAGGAACGCACGCCAGAGCAGCACGCGTTGCATGAGAAGTACGTCGATTCGCTTGAAGAGTTCAAGCTAATTGGAAGCCCTGCACCGATTCGCAAAGGCGATCGCTTCGCTCTGTGGGCCTGCGGTCGCGAGCTGAAAAACGCGGTCGAATATGTTTGGCAATCAACGGGCTCTTGCGTCGGCGCTGCCTGGGGCAGCATGCTCGCTACGTTGATGCGAGTAGAGATCCACCAGGGCGAACTCGAGGAGATCAAACCGATCTGGTGGCCTTACACCTATGGCATCGGTCGCATGCTTGGCGGCATGCGCGGTCGCGGCTCTGGAAGTTTCGGCGGCGCGCAAATGAAGGCGGCAACCGAATACGGTGCACTGCCGTTGAGTGCTGTGAGCGGTGCCGAATATGGCAACAAGAGCGGCTGGCGATGGCTCGACCGAGGCGTTGAGCTGAAATGGTCGGACGGGCGGAGCATTGCGGAGAATTTACACCCGCTCGCGAAAGAACACCCATGCAAAAAGGCAACGCGGATCACGGCTGCAGGGCTCGCCGCTGAATCTTTGCAGGCGGGTTATCCGCTTACGATCGCCAGCGGCCGCGGCGAATACGGCGTTGCACCGATTAAGGGCACTGGCTCGAACCGCGTGCACCTTTCACGCTTCACTGGTCGCATGGCTCATCAAATGTTTATCGATGAGTTTTGGGACAACGCTGATTTAGGTCCGATCTTTCGTGTCGGCAACCAATGGGGTCCAAAGATTCACGGCGAGCCAACTGGCGAAGAGCCAGCGGGCGGTAACTACATTACCGCCGATACGCTCGACGACATTCTGCGAAGCCGCTCAACCGAGTGCTTCGCGTTCTCGGCGTTCGACGGCTTTCGCGTTCGCCAACTCGACTACAACCTCTGGTAGGTCTCCCATGCGTTACTTAATCGCAATGCTTGTTTTGTTATTCGCTGTGCCGGCGGCAGCAATGGACTATTCGCCATTCTCAAACCCGGTTAAGAATCCGCCGGCAGCTAACCCGGGTGTGAGCCCCGATTTCGAAGTGGCACTCGCCGAAGCGGTCGCCGCGGAGCTGCTCACTCGAGTTGCAAAGATTGAGCGCGAGCTGGCCGAGCTGCGAGAGCAATGCGAAAGCGAGCGATGCCGATGCGGCGAAAGCAAGCCGGCGGCCGCGAAGCCGACGCCAGTGCCGGCCGCAAAGATTCAAACGGTGCCGATGCCGCTCCCGCCGAGTTCGTACCAACCGAGCTACTCGCAACCAACGTTTGTGCCGCAATCTTACCCTCAACAATGTGGGCCCAACGGTTGCCAACCACAACAGCCGCGTAGAGTGTTAGGTCGAATGTTTCGATGATGCAACTATTAGCGGAATCAATGACGGATGAGATCTGGCTGGCTGTGAAAGGTTCGGTGGTCGCCGCGATAGTCGCGTTGATCGGCTGGTTCACTAAGGTCATGTTACCGCAACTACGAGACTGGGCGGCAGCTCGCGTTGAACTAAGCAGAGCGCAGGCAAGGATGCTCGATGCAGCGGTAAAGGTTGTTGGCCAGATTCCGCTACAAGGCGAAATGATTCGCCACATGCTGCATCGCACCCAAAAGGGAATTCGAAAGCAACTGTTGCTTTTCGAGGACAACGATGACGACGCCCGCATACTAAAGGAGCTACTCGCCGACGGCCTGACGCAGCGAAATGCCAAGATCTTTCGAATAACGCGGCTCGAGGAATGCGACAAAGATCTCTGGAACGATAGCGATGCCGTGCTCGCCGATGCAAACCTACCGGATGCCAATTGGAGCCAAGTGTTTCAATTCGTTACTAACAACGGCAACCGAAACGTCGCAATGTACAGTGGCAACGATGACCCAGCTCTAAAACGCAAATGTGAGCGTGACGGCATCAAATACCTAAGCAAGAACGATCTTGATAACCTGGTTATCGAGGTGCTCAAAATGCTCGACTAATCACGCTGAAAATGCACGAAAAAGACCCCCCTGGGGGGTCCTCTCCCGAGACTCAGATACGGCGCGCGATCAATAGAATGGCGCTTTTCGGGCGCTTTTGGGTGTTTTTTTTGCTTCTTCATCATCTTTGGAAAAACTATGGGATTCGCAGACAGGATCATCGACTTTCGCCGGGTTTCAGCGGTCGAACTCGCAAACCACCCGCTCAATTGGCGCAAGCATGGCGAGCAACAACGGGCCGCATTGTCGGCCGTGCTGGATCAAATCGGCTTTGCTGGTGCGATTGTTTGTCGCGAGGATGAAAGCGGCGGCCTGGTCATCATTGACGGGCATTTGCGAGCCGATGTGGCCGGCGGCGAAGAGGTGCCCGTTCTTGTCACCGATCTGGATGCCGATGAGGCGGATCACTTACTCGCCGTTTATGATCCGATCGGCGAGCTGGCCACGATCGACGGCGAGCGGCTCGATTCGCTACTCCGCAACGTGCAATTTCCCGATGAGTCGTTGAGCACGATGCTGACCGATTTGGCGGAGAGTGTTTCGCTCATCGACTTCGGTGCCGATGACGCCGAGGATGAGGATGAGCCGGAGGAAAAAGCCGTCCCCGAATCTTGGCAAGTCGTTGCCGAATGCGACGATGAGGCCGCTCAAAAAGAGCTATTCGAAAAACTAACCGAAGAGGGCCACAAGTGCCGACTGTTAACGCTCTAGTAAAGTGCCCGGTTTATAATTCTTTCCGCGTTGAGCAAGTCGGCGGCATGTTCGATGTGCCGGTCGGCGAAGAGTCCGAAGAATCTTTTTCAGCCGAGCTACCGGATATCGAGGACGATTGGCGCATCGGCGTTATCGTCGGCCCAAGTGGCAGCGGAAAAACCACGATCGCTCGCCAGGCTTACGGCGAATGTCTCTATGGTGCCGATGAGTGGCGGCACGATTGCTCGGTTGTCGATTGCTTCGATGAGTCGCGATCGATCAAAGAGATTAGCGGCATGCTAACCAGCGTCGGCTTTTCTTCTCCGCCGGCCTGGATCAAACCGTATCAAGTGCTTTCGAACGGGCAGAAATTTCGTTGCGATCTCGCGCGGGCTTTACTCTCTGGCGGCGACCTGGTTGCCTTCGATGAGTTCACCTCCGTCGTCGATCGCCGCGTTGCTCAAATCGGATCGGCGGCCGTAGCCAAAGCGGTGCGCCGAACCGAGAAACAGAAGTTTATTGCGGTCGCTTGTCATTACGATATCGTCGATTGGTTGGAGCCCGATTGGGTTCTCGATACTGCCAGCATGAAGCTGGCAAGGGGGCGACTTCGGCGGCCCGATATCAAGCTCTGGTTTTGTCGGGGGAGTCGTGAGGCGTGGCCCCTGTTTGCGAAGCATCATTATTTGAGCGCGAGCCTTGCGCCGGCCGCTCGAACATACTTGGCGATGGTTGACGATCAACCGGTTGGGCTGTGCGCGTTTCTGCCGTCAATCGGAAATACAGGATCTCGCCGCGTCACGCGCATCGTCGTACTGCCAGACTTTCAAGGCGTCGGCATCGGCTCTGCATTGCTGTTGCATGCATCGCGATTGGTTCAACAACGCGGCCTGAAAGTCACGATCACCACCGCGCACCCTGGCATGATTTCGCACCTCAAGGCGTCGGAAAACTGGCGAGTAACAAACGTCATGCGAACGGGCGGAGCTAAGAGCGAGTTTCGCGGAAGCATGGGCGATTCCGATTCAAATCGATACAAATCATCTGCCGGCCGTGCGGTTGTTTCGGCCCGCCTAAGAAACCCAAAAAAAACTTCTGGCGGCGAACTCTAAGCCGCCCTTTGAGTTAGCCTTTCCAAAGTCATCGAAGCCGCGTTTTCCCGCGTTTTCCCGCGTCATTTGTCTTGTAGCCGTTGCCTCCCTTGATACTGTTTGTGTATCGATTTTACGGCAAGCAACTCAAACGGGACGCGACGATGACAACGCTAAATTGGAACTCAGAATTCACCTGCGAGTGCTGCGGAGAAGAGCAAGACGGCAGCACCAGCTCGAGCTATCCGACCTGCACCGGTGGCCGTATCTGCTGGACTTGCGAGAGTAGTTTTAAGCGAACACGCGGCACGATGAAAATGGGCACCGCCGAGCGTCGTTTTAATCGCTTGCATAAAGCGTTTCTTAATGGCGACTTCGCGAAACTTCCAGCGTCTTGCCGAGATCTTTGGGCATCGCTGTCAACTAGCTGCGAACTTGTTTAGCCGAAACGCCTCGGGCGTCGTCGCAAATCTTTTGGCAATTGCGGCCTGACGATGGCACGCCAATTTTTCAACTCTATTTTTTGAAGGACAACAAAGATGCCACACGAAATTAGCACGCGAGTCGATGGAACAGCCGAAGCAGCTTTCGCGGTTCAGCCAGCTTGGCACGGCCTTGGTGCGGTGCTTCCCGGCGCGATGACCAGCGAAGAAGCGTTGCAAGCTGCCCAACTCAATTGGGAGGTTGTTCAAAAACCGCTGGGCTATTACACCGATCACGAGATCGAAACTCCCGAGGGTAAAGTCACGCGGCAGGAGTTTCACGATCTGCCTGGTCAATTCGCTAACGTGCGAAGCGATAACAACTTTTTTCTAGGCACAGTGAGCGATCAATATACCGTCGTTCAAAATTTCGAGGCGTTTGATTTCATGGATGCGTTAGTCGATGACGGCATCATGCAATATGAAAGCGCTTTCAGCATTCGCGGCGGCAAGAAGGTTATCATCACCGCTCGCATGCCCGAAGTTGACACGATCGCCCACGGCGACGAACAACACCGCTTTATCTTGATGAGCTTATCCCACGACGGTTGCGGTGCGATAAAGTTTGGGCCCACCTCCGTTCGCGTTGTTTGTGCGAACACTTACAAGCTCGCGTTGAGTCGCGACGGTGCCGCCATCGATGAGCTGAGTATCTCCCACGTTGGATCGTTAAACGATCGCTTGAATAAAGCTCGCGAAATTTTGCACCTTGCAACGGACGAATTCGAAACGTATTCGGATACCGCTCGCCAGCTCGCAGAAGCGAAGCTAACACGCGACCAGTGGGAAGCATATCTCGACGTTATGTGCCCGGTGCCGAATCGCCTAGATCCAGATTGGACCGCACGCCGCGAAAGCAATATCCAGGCAACTCGCGATTCGATCGCCGCAAACTTTCGCAACGAGCGAAACAGTTTCGGCGATATCGTCGATACCGCCTGGGCAGCGTTCAACGCTGTCACCGAGCACGTTGACCACTTGCCCCGTCGCGGTGCGACAACTCGCAGCAAGTCAGAAGCTCGCTTTAATGACTCAGTACGGTGCTGGCCGCGACCAAAAAAACCGCGCGTTTCTCGCAGCGTGCCGAGTCGCTGGGCTGCAATTGGCCAGCTAGTCGCCCACGTTTGAGTTGAGGAAAAGCCCGCGTATTCGTGGGCTTTTTTGTGCTTGAAAACCCGCGATATTCGCTGGGATGCACATTTTCGCGCCTGAAAATGTGCGTTTTAGCGAGGGAAAGCGAAGGAAAACGAGAAACCCGAAAAAAACTTCTGGCGGCGAACTCCTAGCCGCCCTTTGAGTTAGCCGGTTCGCAACTCAGAAACCGCTTAAACCGTTCGAAATTGTCTTGTGCCACCCCCCCTCCGTGTTACGATAAGTAACACAGTTGAGACACGAAGCACCTTTCACCTTTCACCTAGGAAATTCAGATGACGAACCCAAACGAAATCACCTTCGGCGTTGAACTCGAAACCATCGTGCCAGTGGGAGCCGTTGCTGTTGGCACTTATCGACGCGGCAACGCAATCCCTGGTTTCCCCACTGGTTGGGCCGCTCACAGCGATAGCAGCATCCGCAGCCGAGCCGGTTACGTTGGCTGCGAATTCGTGTCGCCCATCCTTCGCGGTGCCGATGGCGTTCGCCAGGTGCTCGCAGTTGTCGCCAAAATTCGCGAGCTTGGCGGCCGCGTTAACGTATCTTGCGGTTTGCATGTTCACGTTGGCTTTTCTGGCGACGATAAAGCGATGAAACGCCTCGTTACACTTGTCGCCAACTTTGAGAAAGCTATCTATGCGAGCACCGGAACTAAAAGCCGCGAGCAAGGGCACTGGGCCGCGAGCGTTCAATCACACGGCGATGCTCAAAGCGCTCAAAACGCCGCGAGTCACCAACGATACCACCTTCTGAACCTGACCAACATCGCTCGCGGTGTTCGCCCCGCAGTCGAATTCCGAGCGTTCGCTGGCACGTTAAACGAAACCAAAATCGTTGGTCACATTCAAATGTGCCTGGGCATCGTCCAGCGTGCTATCGAGGCGAAACGCGTCACCGCTTTCGTCGCCAAAACGCCCGAAGAAACCAGCCCCATCAAACGCGGCGGCGAAGGTCAAACCGCTCTTAATCGCCTTTGCTATCAACTCGGTTGGACCAAGGGTCGCAGCAAAAAGGTTTTCGGCGTCATCGCCTGCGATGAAGCGCCATCGCTTAAAGAAGTTAAGAAAGAGCTTCACCGCCTCGCCAAGAAATACGACGCCCAATAAGGGCAACCAAAAGACCCCCGGCGAATCGTCGCCGGGGGATTCACTTCTCGTTTTTATTTTTAAGGAAATTAGCTATGTGTGGTATTTTCGGATTTGTCGCCAACAACAAAGATTCTCGCCCCTCGATCAAACGCCTCGCAGAGATTGCGATCGCCACCGAGACACGCGGCCGACACGCCTTCGGGTTCGCTTGGATCGACTCACGCAACCGCTTAAGAATGTTCAAGCAAACTGGCAGGATTAGCGACTCGCTTGGCATGCTCTCGATGATGAGCGACGCCCGCATGCTCATCGGCCACTGCCGCTATGCGACTGCCGGGTGCTATCGCAACAACCTCAACAATCACCCTCACCCCAGCGATGGTGGTTGGATCGCTCACAACGGCGTGATATCTCGCGCCGCCGAGCTGGCAGAAGATCACGACCTGCCGCTGGTCACCGAATGCGATAGCGAAGTCCTTGCCCAGCTCATCGAAGATCTTGACGGCACTCTGGTCGGTCGCTGCGAAGAGGCTAGCGAATTGGCGGCGGATAGTCCGCTGGCAATGCTCGGTCTTTGGCGAAATCCAAACCGCTTGATTGCACTCCGACGCGGAAATCCTCTTTCGATCGGTCAGAGCAAATCAGGACACTATTTCGCGTCGCTCACTCGCGGGCTGCCCAGCCCTCAAACCGTCCGCGACGATTCGTTGCTATCGTTTACCTGGCACGGCGATCGATCCGAAGTTGAGACCGTGCAAATGATGCCGACAAACCGCGTCAAGCGTCGGGCCCCTAGTTCTCTCTTCGCCTAGTTTTGTTTTTGTTCGTTTCACTCGCTGCCCGCATTTTGCGGGCGGCATCACCCGAGGAAATTTTATGAATACGCGACAGCTCACAAATGAAGAGTTGCAAGCTCAATTAACTATCGCCGAAGAAAGCGGCAGCCGATTGTCGGCGATTCATATTCGCAACGTCATCAACGGCGAAGAATCTCCAGATCCTTGGCTAACGGAATGGATCGAAGATCGCCGAACCTACCCCGCAACGGTTGCTGAATGCATCGATGACAATTTGCGATATCGTCTGGGCGTCATCGCCGCGGTCAAACGTTTCGCACGCTCGAAGCCCTGGCGGGGGAGCTTGCCCGAGAGACTAGCGAAATTCAACGCGTTGCACGCTCACCTTTGCGACCTTTATGAAAAGCGAACTACATTCAGCTATTTACCAGCGGATCGCTCTAATGGGCGGTACAGACCCGCTACCGACGAAATTTTGCTCGAGGGCAAGCTATCAGTCGTGACCTACCTTCACGAATTCGGCCACGCGCTCGGGAAAGGTGAGCGCGGAGCGTGCCGCTGGTCGATAAACCTATTTAAGCGTTGTTTCCCTCGGTCGTTTGCCCGCTGCGATCAATCTGCCCACATGTTGAGAAGCAACTAGCAAAACAGAGCGACGCCTCCGGCGAGAGCCGGGGGCTTTTTTCAGGAGTAAACCGATGCGATTTGCAGAACAAAAAAACCAAAACGTTAAAACGCGGTTGACACCGCGCATGCGAAAGCGACTTGACTCGAGAGCGGGAAAGTTCGGCAGCGTGAGCCAATGCGTTCGCCACGCGTTGGATGATTTCATCGATGCTGGATTGCCAGCCGAAGAAATCGAAGCGACGCAGGCGCGCAGCGAATTCGTCAACGTGAAAGTTTCACCGAGCGAACTCGCGGAGCTTCACGCGGCCGCCGAAGAGATCCAGGCCGACATAAGTGAGCTATTGCTCCAGGCGATCGCTTATTGGGTCAAACCGAAGCAAAGGCAAAAGCGTTAGAGTTCGAGCGGATCGCCGCTGCCGGGGTCGATGATGTTTCCGCTGGCGTCGACCGCGAAAGTTAGCGCGGCATCAAACGGCTCACCGCCGATATCGACTACGCGAATACATTCTGGGCACTGGTAAACTTTGGCGGTTTGGTCGGCGGCCGACAACTCGCCGCTGGGCTCAAGTACGCGCTGACACTTGGGGCATTCAATACGCACACTTTCGCGGTCTGAATTGTGCATGGTGCATCCTAATTCGGGTTTCTTTGGCGGAGATCACATTTTACAAACATTGTAAAAACCGCCCAGCCTTCTATCTCGGGTTTCCGCGACAATTGTTGCATGAGCGAAACCAACGAATCGAACCTTGAGAGAATCGGCGGGGCGATCGATGCAACGTGGAAAAATGCCGCGATTGCATTGTGCGAAGAAATCGCCGAGTTGAAGAAACGCAACGCGCTCAAGAAAGACAAAGATCCGATTCCGAAAGATCTCTTGCTAAACCTCGACAGGGCAACGCGGCACGTTCATCGCATGTTGGCGGCCGAGCGCGACGAAGGGGCCAAGCCGGCGGCCGCTTCGGACGATCCTCTCGATGGCCTCCGACTCCATAGCGAATCCGCGTGAGCCAATTAACACTTCGACAACTCGCCAAGAAGATCGGCGTGCGCGAGTCCGTCGTCCGAATATGGATCGACGAAGGGCTACCACATACCGGCGGTAAGTCGCGGCGTCGATTCGAGCCGACCGAAGTGCGAGATTGGCTAGTGGAAAATGGAAAGGTCGCCGCGCTGCCGGGCAAGGTACTGCAAAAGCGTAGCGAAGTTGCGCAGCATTTTGGCGTGAGCGTTCGCACCGTCGCCGACTGGTTACTCGTTGAATCTTTCCCCGGCAAAGTTGGCGCACCAGGTCGCGGCGATGGTTATTTCCCCGTTGACGAAATTGCCACCTGGTGGAGTTCGCAAAGCGACTCGGCACGTGCACCGGTTTCGGACGAATATCGCAGCCAGCTCAACCGCATCCGCGCGGAAATGGCCCAACTCAAGCTCGATCAATTGCGAGGCAAACTGGTCGAAGTTGAAGCGGTCGAGCGGTTGCTTGCTTCAAGTACTTCCGCAACGCGGGCGATTCTCGATGCACTGCCCGACCAGGTTCTCGCCGAGCTGCCCAACGATGAGGAAATAAAATCGCGGGTGACCGAGCGCGTCAAGCGACTGCTCAACGATGCATACGACCAGATCTCAATGGTCTACCTCGAGCTAGCGGAGGCCGCCGATGGTAGCTCAGATTAAACGGCTTGCGCGAGTCGCCGCGAAGTCGTGGCAGCCGCGGCCGAGCGTTCCCACTTCGGAGTGGTGCAGCTCTGAGATGCGTCTGTCCAGCGAGTATGAGGCGGACGTCGGCCGCTATGACTTAGAGCGTCGCCCCTACTGGAAAGCGATCCTCGATGCGTTTGACGATGCTGAGGTCCAGCAAATTGATGTGCTTAAAAGTACTCAGGTTGGCGGCACGCTCGCGCTGATTGCGGCGATGCTCTCGCGCTCCGTTCTGGCACCGGCACCGGCGATCGTTGTTACGCCTGACAGAGAATCAGCCGTAGAGCTGCGCGACCGAGTTTACAGCAACGCCGAGGCAACGCCTACGATTCGCGACAAGGTGCCGCTACGTCGTCATCGCAACACGCGAGCCATCGACTTGCATGATTGCCGGGTGTATCTCGCCTGGTCTCAAGCTCGCCAGCGCTTACGTGGCCGCGCGTGCCAGGTGGTCTACTTAACCGAGATCGACGTTTACGGCAATCACTCAAAAGGTGGCAACGCCGTCCGAGCGGCCGAGCAACGCGTTAAGAGCTTTCGCCGGCATAAAATCTATGCCGAAAGTTCGCCGTCGGCGCACCCGTCAACGATCGATCAACGCTACCGCGATAGCCTCAAATACTCATGGCAATGCCCATGCCCTCATTGCGGTCATTACCAGGATCTCCGTTTCTTCGCTCACAAGCGCGGCGAGTTCACCGGCAAAGGTGGCATTCGCGGGATGAAAAACGATCGCGCTCAATGGCTCGAGCCGGATGAAGTTCGCAAACAAGCCTGGTACGAATGCGAAAGCGGCGGCTGCCGGATCGAAAGCGATCAAATCAAACCGATGGTTGAGCTTGGCAAGTGGGTTGCCGAAGGTCAATTTGTCGATCAAGAAACCGGCGAAGTGAGCGGCGAACCGGTGCGCGGCCGCCGCCATATTGGCTTTCGGCTCTGGTCGATTCATAGCGACGCGCGCACGATCGGCGATATTGCAGCGGCTTATATTTCCGCGCTTCGCGACGGCACTATCCCCGATTTCTTCGGTAACTGGCTGGCGATCGCACACCGCTACAACTCCGAGCGGCTCGAGTGGGGCGAAATTGCGAAGCGAAGAACAGCCGCCTACGATCGCAACATCGTGCCAAGTGATTGCTGGTTTCTTACCTCGGCGGCCGACGTCCAACAGGATCGCGTTTATTGGATCGTTCGCGGTTGGGGCGATCAATCGCAAAGCTGGCTAATTGATTGGGGAATCAACCCGCGCACGCCTGACACCAACGACGATTTGGATGCGCTCATCAAGTCTGTGCTCGATCGTCGCTGGGTCGTTGATGGTCTCAACCCTCGCGGGCGAGACTCGTTGCGCGTTCGCTTAATGGCGATCGACGCCGGGCACCGCACGCGAACGGTGCAGGAGTGGACGCGCGCCCGAGCCGATGAGCGCATCCGAACGGTGCGCGGCGATCATCAATTGGGATTCGACCGCTGGCGGCGTTCGCTAGTCGATCGCAATGCAAGAACCGGCGAAGTCTACCAGGACGGCTTAGACCTTTGGCGGATTAACGTTTATCCTATTTACCACCAAATGGTGGAGCTACGAGCCGCCACCGAGGATGGACCGACCGCCTGGCGATTGCCGCGCAACATCAAGGAAGAAGGGCAAGACTATCTTGAACAGATCGCAAACTTCGAACGCATCATTAGCGTTGACGACAACGGCGCAAAAGTCGCCAAGTGGGAACCCCGCAACGGTCTAATCGGCTGCGACTATTGGGATACCGAAGTGTATTCGCGTGCGATGGCTGAAATGATCGTTGCCAGCCAAAAGGGAAATTTCGGTTGGGATGCCAGCCATTGGCCGCGCGAAATACCGAAGCGAGCACGGCGAACACCTCAAGCCGGTCACTCAGCCCGCCCCGGCGGCGATGGTTTCTCAGCTCGATAACCTGGCTCAAAACTCGTTGAAGAGGTTAGAAGATGGCGAACACGCCGGAAGAAAAACCCGATAACGAAGCCGACACACCGAAACGCCCGCGCATCAACGCCGGTCCAGAATGCCCGAAGTGCTCCACCGATGAGAGCATCGTAACCTGCACCGCCGGCAGCTCCGCCAAGTTGGTGACGTACTACTATTGCCCCAACCGGTGTGGTTTCTCCGTGCAACTCATTCGCCCCGACTATAAGAAATTCCTCAAGAATCGACCCGAGGAACAAGAAGGATTTGGAGCCCGCTAACTTTTCGCGTTTACAAACCTTGTAAAAGCGTGCGCCAAAAAATGCCGCTCTGCGCGCTACGATTGCGGCATGGTTACTACTCAACAGCTGCTTGATGCCGTCAACGCGCAGATCCTCTCGATCACCCAGGGCGGCGTTTCCGAATTCAACGAGCAAGGCGACGGTGCCAAAATGCTCAACCTGGAAAAGCTGTTTGAACGTCGTGACAAGTTGCAATCACAGATCGCAGCCGAGAGCGGTGCGAGTGGACGATTCCGACCGGTTCAACCAATTAACGAATGAGCAACCCAAGCAATTTTCTGGCTGAACTCGGCAAGCGGCACCGGCTAGAGGAAAGCTTGCGCGCGGAGACTCACGAAGCGTATCGAGCCGGCCGCATCGATCGCCATACAAAGAGCTGGCAGCCAGCGCATCGATCCGGAGATTCTGCGATTAGCGAAAGCCAGTCGTTGATGACAAGCCGAATCCGCGATGAGGTTCGCAACACGCCGCTATTCAACCACGCCCGCAGCGTGCTCACCGATATGATCGTGGGCTGCAAGATCGCCGCGCTCGCAACGCCACACTTGGCGAATGATGATCTCGATTCGATCGATGACCAGTATCTAAGTTACGGTCTTGAGTCCGATGATCTCTTCGAAGAGTGGGAAGATTTTGCCGACGTTGAAGGCGTTTTGTCGTGGGGCGAAATGCAACGCCAGGCGTTCGGAGAAACCGCCGAGGTTGGCGATTCGCTGTTGCTTGAATGCAGCCGTCCGGATCGCAGCCACGCGCACCCGCTGTGCTACCAGCTGCTAGAGCGTGAGCAGATCGATCTCTGGAAAGAGCAACCGCGCACCGATAAACAAAACCTGATTCGCAATGGCATCGAATACGACCGCCACGGTCGCCCGGTGAACTACTGGATTTTCGACGCGCATCCCTACGATGATGTGGCCGTCGGATCTTCGCCGTTTAGTCGCCCGGTACCGGCTTCGCGGGTGATTCACATGTTTGTTCCGCCGCGCCCTTCGGCTCACATCGGGGCCAGCTGGTTTGCGGCAATCATTCGCACCGGCCGCGATCGTGATTGGTATCTCGGTAACGAACTCACTGCCGCCGCGATCGGCGCGTTGTTCACTGCGATCATCAAACGCGAGCATCCAAACGCTGGCCCGATCGGCATGAGCGACGGCGACAATTCTGCCGATCCTCTCGGCAACGATCCGGTGAAACTTGGCAACGGTTTGATCTTTGAAGCCGGCCTAAAAGATGAAGTCGAAATGATCGAAAGCAAACGGCCGAGCCGTAACGCTTCCGATTTTATTTCGATGATTGACCACGATATGGCCGCCGGCGTCGGCATTAGCTACTACCGCCTCACCGGTCGCTACGACAACACCAGTTACACCGCCGCTCGAGGGGCTCACCTTGACGATGCTGCCCATACGAAGCCGCTCCAGGCTTGGATGGCTCGCCGCTTGATCCGTCCCGTTCGCCAGCAATGGAACCGACAGGCCGCCGCGCTTGGTCTTTTTGAAACGGTTACCGCTCGCGAATTCAACCGCGATCTTCGCCGGTATCAGAAGTTAGAAATTCTCGGGCCAGGTCGCGAGCAGCTCGATCCCGAAGCGGAGACCGAAGCCAGTATCTCGCGACTACGCTCCGGCCTATCGACTCTCAAAGATGAGTGCGGCTTGCGCGGCAAACATTGGATTCGCAACCTTACCCAGATTCAACGAGAGAAGGCGATCGCCGGCCGTCTCGGCATCGTGCTGGACTATAGCAAGGGCCAAGGCGGACGCGCGGAGAAAACCACCACCGAAGCCGGCAACTCAAGCGAGGGCGAAGAATGAACACCGAAGCAAAACCAACCGGCAAAATTACCGCCGATGAAGTCGCCGAATACGTTCGCTATGCGGACGAAAAGAAAGAGTTGGAGCGCAAAGCTCGCACGCTTGGCGGCGAAATGAAACGCCTCGCCGAACACTTCGGCGAAGTGCTGAAAGATCGCGAACAAACCGAGTGCAAGCGCGGGGAGCACGTAGTCGCCCTTGTAACCAAACAGGGTTCGGTGAGTTGGAAAAACGAGTTTGTAAAAGTCAGCGGACCAGACAAGGCCGCCGAGCTGCAAGCCGAAGCACCCACCAAAACCACTGTTGAAATTCGCAAAGCGAAATAACCCGTTATGCCGAAACGTCAAGACAATTACAAAATTACCAACGTCGTACGCGCGGCGACAACTCACCCTTGGGCCATTCTGCCAGAGAAGCTCGACGCAATCGAAGAGCTGCTCACCTTACGCGCTGCCGGCGAGCGCTTAGAGCCCGAGGAAGTTCGAGCGCGTATCGGCGTTGGTCAATCTCAAGAGGATCAAAAGCCGCGCGTTGTTAATGGCGTTGCTGTCATCCCCATGGTCGGCGTGATGGCCCCGAGGATGAATTTGATGATGCAAGTTTCTGGCGGTTGCTCAACGCAAATGATCGCCAAGCACATCGCGGCGGCAAAAGCCAACAACAGCATCCGCGCGATTGTGCTGGCGGTCAACTCGCCCGGCGGCAGCGTGTTAGGGCTGCAAGATCTTGCCGATGCAATCCACGCCGCACGCGGCAGTAAGCCGATCAAAACTGTTTGCGATCGCGGCGAAATGGCCAGCGCCTGCTATTACGCCGGCAGCGGGTCCGATGAGGTCATCGCTTCGGTTGGTTCCTTCATCGGCTCGATCGGTGCGGTGATGCGGTTCACTGAGACATTCGAAGCCGACGCGATGGAAGGAAAGAAAAAGCACGCCATCGCTCGCGGTGAGTTTAAGGGCGCTGGCATGGAAGGAAAGCTCGACGACAAAACGCGCGTATCGATGCAACGAATGGTTGACACCGCCTACGACAATTTCATCGCAACAGTTGCGAGAAATCGCGAGCTATCCGCCGAGGAAATTGAAAAGAACTTCGGCCAGGGGCAAATGTTTACCGCTGCCGAAGCGCTCGAAAGAAAAATGATTGACCGCATCGCCACGCTCGATGAGGTCATTGAAGAGTTATCAGCTGGCGGGGGCCAGAGATTCTCCACTAATTCGCCGAGTGCTTCGGCGATTCCGTCCACCCCGCTTCTCGTTTCGGAGTTCGCTAACGTGAACAAAGTTATCGCCGCCCTGTATGCTATGGGCCTGATTGATTCTCAAGAGATCGAAGCCAGCGCCGCCGAAATGGCGCTCTCGGTCGCCTTCCGCTCTCGCGGGCTTACCTTGCCCGAGACTGAGGAAGAAATTCTCGCCGCGCTCGCGAAGTTCGAAGATCGCACGCCGGCCGAACCGCCCGCCCCCAAGCCTCAACCCGAAACCAGTGCCGCCGATGTTCGCGCGTTACTGGCTGCCGAGCGCGTTCGCGTTGCGGAGATTCGCGCCGCCGCCGATCTACTCAGCATCGATGAGGCAGATCTCGAAGCGGCGATCGCTGGCGATCAAACGATCGAAGCCGTTCGCTCCGAGTTTCTCGCGAAAGCCGCCAAGGAAAAGAAGCCGCTCGGCCGCATCGAACACGGTACGCCAGCGATGGATACTTTCGTCGATGGTGCCTGCGATGCGTTGCTCGCTCAAAACGGTTTCGGCGATGGCGGCGAATTGTCGCAGGCAGCTCGCGAGCTTTCGAATATTTCGCCAGCTGAAATGTGTGGCGAATTCGTGCGACTCAGTGGCGGAGTTGCAAGCCGCAACGTCGAAGAAAACGCCAAAGAGTTCTTGAAAGCCGGCGGCGAATATATGCTTCCGTCGGCCGATGGCGGCGGAACCGCCAACCGCGCCGGCAGCACGCCAAACCTGCTTTCGAATCTCGCCGGTAAAGTGCTCAACAGATCGCTTGATCTTTCCGAAGTAACCTATGCGCAATGGACTTCGCGCATGGCAGATATCGCCGACTTCAAAGAGAAAGCGATTCTCGAAACTGGCTATTTCGATCAGTTGGACCAGATCCAAGATACCCAACTGCCGCGTGAGTTGACCTTCACCGAAGAAATGCCCAGCTACATTCAGATTGGCCAATTCGCCAACCGCGTCGGGCTAACGCCAGTGATGATGGTCAACGATGATCTTGATGCGTTCATGCTCCAACTGCAGACGTTGATGAACGCTCACGAGCGCACGCTGAACCGCTTGGCGATTGCGTTAGTTGCCGGCAACGTGGCGATGCTCGATGCGGTTCCGCTGTATCACGCCTCGCACAACAACCTGGTAACTGGCGGCGGGGCTCCAAGTTCCACGCAGTTCGACAAAATGCGAAAGCTGCAACGCCAAATGCCAGGCGTCGGCGGCGTCGGTAAAGTTGCCGCTTCGCCACGGGTCGTGCTTGTTCCCAGCGAGCACGAAACTGCCAGCGAACAAACTTTGCTCCGCACCACCGAAGGCAAATCGCCCGAAACGGATGCGAACATCAACCCGTTTCGGGGTCGCATGCGACCGGTTGTCGAACCGGAGTTGGACGATTACTCAACCACCGCTTGGTATTCGTTCCTCGATCCGGCCCGCCATCGAAGCATCGTGCACGCCTTCCAACGCGGCTACTCCCGCGGCGGTAAGCGCGAAACCTATTGGGAGCCAGGCACCAACACCCGTTGGTTTCGCCTTGAGGGTCGGTTCGCAGCTGCGATCGCCTCTTATCGCGGCACGATCAAAAATCCCGGTCAGTAAGCCGGCGCTTTCCGCTTGAGCCGCTTCGGCGGCTTGGCGTTTTGTTTCCTTGAATTCAACCTGTTTCCGAGATTGATACGATGCCCAAACTAACCCGAAATCTCTTGTATCACTTCCGAGGCGTTGGCTCGCCTCCGGCCGTTGGCTCCGCAGATGGCGGACCTTGGGTGAAGAAAATCACCGCTGCCGGTGGTTCGCCGACGGTTGCCCCATCCGCCGATGGCATGGCGCTCGCGCTCGACGCCACCAACGAGGTGCAGAATCTTTGCCTCTATATGGGCGATGTGTTGCCGTTTGATATCGACGACATTATCCGCCTCGAAGTCCTCGCCAAAATTTCCGCTTCGCTGGATGCTTCGGTCTCGGCCGCCTTCGGCTTGGCGGCTGCTCGCAATGACGATCTTGATGCGATCGCGGCGGCGGCTTGGTTCAAGCTCGCTGGCAGCAATGATGTCGTTCTCGAGTCCGACGACGGCACCAACGATAACAACGATGCTGCGACCGGCGTCACGTTGGCCGATACCTTCAAACGGTTCTCGATCGACTTTAGCGCCGGCGTCCTCACGCAATCGCCGCCTTCGCAGTCGCTTGGCGGCAAAGCGGCGTTGCAGTTTCAGGCCGACAACGCCAACGGCTACGCTCAGCGCGTTGGAGCGAACACCGCTTTCAACATGTCGAATTATTCGAGCGGTTTGCAGTTGTTCGCACAGTTGCAAAAGACGGCAGGCACCGCCACCGGCACGCTCACCATTCAAGAGTTCTGCGTGACGGTGAAAACGCCCGCATAAGCGCGTTCGTTTCCTCAAGTAGAAACCCCCTATGAGTTTTGAATCTCTCCGAAAATCGGTTGCTCGGTCTCACTTTCTGAGTGCCGATTTTTTCGGTGAGGAAATTACCTATCACTCGAAAAGCGGTGACGCACGCACGATCACCGCGCACGTGCGCGTAGTGCAAAGAATTGAAATTGAAGAATCGGGAAAAGAGACGCACATCGAAGAGGCGGTTGTCTCCTGCTTGCGAGATCCCGCCGACACGTTGGGCGGCATCGATCGCCCGCAGCTCGGGGATGCGATCATTCGCGGCCTGGTTGTAGATCCTTTGCAACATCGTTTCGTATTCGGCGGCGAAATTCGCGACGCACAATCCTACCGCTGGAAGCTCTTATTCATTCGCTCACGCCGTAGCGGAACAAGCACTTAGAAACTATGACCACAGCACCCCTTGGCAGTTTATCGCTTGCACTTGATAGCGTCCGCGAACTCGCGGCGGCTAGTGCGACGTTTCAAGCTGCGCGGAGTGTTGAAACGTCCGAGCTGGCGAAGCCGCATATCCATCTGGATTGGGTCGATGAGTTCGCCGAAGAAGATGGCCTCGAAGCGATGCGGCCCTATATCGTGGTGGCCGAAGATGGGCACGGTTACGACCAGCAAGGCGAAGGCGTTGGCATCGATCTCGCCGGTGGTGGAATTGTTGTGGTTGCTATTTATGCAACTGCCGAATGCCCCGAAAATCACAGCGAGTCGAAACTTATTTTTACGAATCTAGCCGGCCAGATCATCGACGAAATGGCAGACAACAGCGGCGAGAGCTACGACGACGGAAACGCTTGCCACTTTCCGGCTCGCTCGATTCAGTTGTTGCAGCGCGCGGTGCGATCGAACAAAACAGAGCGCAGCAACGGCAACGATTTCTGGTGGGCAGCTTGGTCGCTCGAGTGGGGAGCCGAAGCATAATGACCGGAATCAACGGCGTCATTCTCGAACAGCCAGAAGATCTAAGCCAACGCGCTGGTCGGCGAATTCTCAAAGCGACTCACCACGCAATCGGGTCACGTTGGGATCGCGAGTTTATGCCGCGTCACTTTCGCCGCGGGGCCCGAGATCGTTACAACTACAAACAACGCGGGCTGGGCTACCGTCAGAAAAAAGAGCGATTGGCTCGCGCTGGTCTAATTCCTCGAGGTGGAAAAGCCGACCTGGTGTTTTCTGGTTTGCTCGAACGAACGATGGTCCGCCGGCATAATATTCGCGCCTTCCCTGCACGCGTCACGATCACTCTGCCTGGTCCGAGTTATTTCACCTCGAAGCCGCGTAATCCAAATCGTCCAAACATGGCGGCCGAACTTACGGCGGTGCATACCAACGAGCAACGCCAGTTGCTTGAAACCGCCGACAAAGTTCAAACACGCCAGATCAAAAAAGAACAAAGCCGCAAAAAAAGAAAGAGAATCAAATGACCGTCTCAGGCTTGATTTATCCGCACGCGATTCTGTTTGAGGGCGGCGATACGATCACTCAGATCACCGACTACGATACCGGCTTCAATCTCGAGGATCTTATCGAGATGAGCGCGGGCCAAACCGCCCCGCAATTCTCAGGCGCCAGCGTCGGTAATCCTGCGCTAACATTCAGCACGAAGCAGATTAAAACCGTGCTTGATAACTGCGCGACCGAAGGCGTCGTTGGCGATCTTTCTGGCGGCAATGTCGATTTCGAATACAAGCGCGGATTGAGCCACGGTCTCCGCGTCTCCGACGCCGGCACCTCGCATCTTCGCGCACGCATGGAAGATAACGCCCTCATTTACTGGACGAGCATCGCCGCCAGTCAGGGCCAGCCGGCGGAGATCTCCGCTCGCATCCTTCCCGTTTGGGATGGCGTAAACGATCCGTTGGTTTTTGCGGGCAGCGTCGCGTTAACAGCTGCCAGCCAAGCCGCCGAAAACTTCACGCTCGGCCCGATCGCAATCAACGGCACCGTATTGCCAGGCGTCCAGTCGATGAATTGGGATAACCGCATCACCACCGAAGAGGTGAGCGACAACGGCGAGCCCTATATCACCTACGGCGGCGTGAAAGACTACAGCCCCCAAATCAGCATCGCCACGCGGTCGGGTATTTCGATCGCTTCTTTCGGCCCCATCACCGCGGCAACTGCGGTAACGGTCTACTTGCGAAGAAAAGCAGCCAACGGCATCAACGTCGCCGATGGCACCGCATCACATATCAAATTCACCGCGACCGCTGGCTCGGTTCGCAGTCGCCGGTTATCGGGCGGCGATGCATCTTTCGCCCTCGATATCAACCTCATCAAGCCGTCGGCCGCCGGCAACCCGTTCACAGTTAGCACCGCTTCGGCGATTACCTAAGCGTTAATTTTTTTGTCACCCCTAAGAGATTCAAAATGCAACAGCTCACGAAACCCGAACATATTTCGGCTCGCAATCTCATCCAAAAACATTGCGAAGTGCCGCGCGCGGCGGCAAACTACCAATTTACGTTGGTCGCGAAGGATGAGGACCTACTCAAGAAATTGCTCAGGATGCCCGAGGATGCGTCCGAACAATGCGAGCACGTTGTCAACTGCGTGCAAGAGGCAATGAGCCTGGCCGGTCTCCCGGCCGCTCAGGAAGCGCACCAGCAACAACTCGCTGACCTCTCCGCAATCGAGTCGGCAGACAAACAACAGATTGCCGATCTCGAGAAGGCCAACGCGACCCTGCAGGGAAGCAACGAGGATCTCACCAAGCAACTCAAAGCGGCGAAAACCGAAGCCGCCGAGCTGGCCGAAGAGCTTGAGCTGGTGAAGAAAGAATTCGCGACCCTGCAGGGAAGCAACCAAGAACTCGCCGAGCAACTCGAAGCGGTTAAAAACGAAGCCGCCGAGACCAAGGCGAAGAGAGAATCGAAGCCAGCTAAACCAAGCAAGCCGACGAAGCCGAGCAAGTAACCTCGGCGGGACCCGATACGTGTACCGGGTACACTAAGTAAAGCAGAGTTAACCAACAGCGAAGGCTAGTAAAGTTATGGCGGGTTTCTTTTACTTCCTCCCCAGCATCGAGCCGGTGGCCGATCCTCGGCAGTTGATTATCGACGTCGGCTTGTCCGATACGCTGTCCGATGTTCCGCCCGAGGAAATCGTTTGCTCAAGCGTTCGCAAAGGGCCTGACGATCTGGCTGGCGTGCTCTTGTACCCAAAGCCACGCGACCTATCGATCCCTTCGAGCGTTCAATATCGACCGGAGAAACAGAAGTTTGTGCCGGTGCAAGCGAACGCCGGCGATCAAGAGGAAGAATCGCCCGCCAGTTTTTATATCGGCTGGTTGCTCGATGCCTTGCCAACGCCAGAAGATCTTGCCCGCCGCAAGCAAACGCCCGGCCGCATCATTTGGGATGAAGCCGGCCGCGAGTGGCTCATTCCCGTTGCTCGCAGCGAGGGATCTTTTTGCGGTCGTTTGCCGTGCGATATTTATTTCGAAGGCGGCGCAGCGATGCAGCGGTGTAAGAGCGAATATCGCTGGCTGTTTGAGTTAGGGCTCGATGCCTGGAATTATCTCACCGGGCTTGCGACCGATGGAGAAAGCGAATTCTCGCCGTTGCAAAAAGTTGGCATGGTGATGAAGGTGCTCGCCGCAAACTATCGCATCGGTCCGCCCGAAGTGACAGCGCTCGCCGATATGCAACTGCCGCTGGTCGATACGACACGCATCGAAACAATCCTTTGCGCTCTCTGTGATCTCGAGATTCAATATGAATGGAACCAGCAAAAAAAAACGGACGCTTAACCGGGCGACTCCTGCAACTCGACGCTTGGCGTCGTGGACGCATCGCCTACTCGCCGTCGGTAGCGGAGTTGTCCGTCGCAAGTGAAATGGATGAACTCGAAGCAAACCGAAACATCAACCAGCTCGCCTTGTTTTTGAAAAGATCGTAACCATCGAAACGCTTTAGCGTTTCGTTTAGTAAGAAAACTAACATGGGTTCGACAAAACAAACTTTCACCTCTGACGTATCGCAAGTGCTGCGCGATTACGAGAAGATGGCGAAAGCGAACACGAAGTTAGAAGAGCAATTGCGGCGGCAGATTCTCGCCAGCAAAAAAGCGGCAACTACGCAACAGAAGTCGGCCGGCGCATTGAGGCAAACGGCGTCGGCGGCCGTCGGGCAAGTTCGCAGCATGGTCGCCGGGTATGCATCCCTTTCCGGCGCGATCATGCTGGTCAATCGCGGCTTGCAAGAACAGAACCAACTCAACTCTGAGATCGCTGCCAAACAAAACAGTGTTGCCGGTTCGCAGTCGGGATTGCTCATCAACTCGCTTGGCGAATCCGATGCCACCGTTGAAAAACTATTTACGCGAATTCGCTCAATCAACAAATCGACCGGCTTCGGCGATGAGGCCAAACTAACCGATGCGGTTAGTAACCTGGTCAGTGCTACCGGCGACATAGAGTTATCGCTCAACGTTGCCAGAGAAAATGCCAAGATCTTCAAGCTGCGCCCCGATGAATTAAACGACGCTTCGGGGGCCGTCGGTGACATTGCCACGATCACCGGAGACACGCAAGGCAAAGAAACGATCGCCCTGGTGTTGAACACCCAAGCACGTTCGCGGCTCACATCGTTGAGCGACTTTAGCAACGTCGCCCAGGGCATCGCCGGCAATAGTGCTTTCGACAGCGGCGAAGATCGAACAAGAGCGGCGATTGAAGCGGCCGCCTTTCAAGCGGCATTATCGCGATCGGCCAAAGATGCCCAAGGCCGTTCGGTCCGTACCGGACTCATTGGGCTCTCTTCGCAGCTCGCCGAGTTTCTGCCCGAGAAAGATATTCTTGGTGAAGCGATCAGCCCCGAAGAGGAAAAGAAACTGCGTCGGCAACTGCGAGTGCAGAGCAAGAGCGCGGCGGAGATCGATCAAGCCGTCATCGACGCCTCGGTAGTTCGCAAAGGAACCGGCCTCAAAACGCTCGAAGAGCGAATTAACGCGGTGCAAAATTCCCCCGAATTGCAACGCCAGTTTTTTCAGGGAACCGACGGCTTTGCTGGTGCCAGTTTCGAAAAGAAAGTTGTCGGCCCGATTCGCGAAGCTCTCACAAACAAAGATAGCCAAGTCAGTCGCGACTTTCGCGAAACCATAGAAGCTCTCAAGGCGAGTAGCGGCGATACAAGCATCGTAGACAAGTTGCAAAACCGGATCGACAGTGCCACGAATTCAGTGCAAGGTGCATCGGCCCAGAAGCAAGCACAAGCCAACATCGAAACGGCAATACTCGGCAGCGAAAAAGCCCGTATTGCGACTTCTCGAGAGATCACCTCCGAAACCTTACGCCAAACGCGCACCGGTATTTTCGGCTTTGCCGACGACGCGCGATTGCTCGGCGGCTTCGACTTCGGACTTGGCGGGGAAACGCCAGAAGAAAGAGCGATCTCAGCACTTGCGAATCGCGAAACTCAAATCAGAAAACGCGGCGGCTTTAACCTGGTTCCCGAAGATGAACTAACCGGAGCAGAGCGCGAGGACCTCGAACTCATTCGCCAGCAAACCGAATTGCTTCGCCAATTGCTCGATGAGTCGCGCAAGCAAACTGCCACGAAGCCTAACGCCGCCGAAGTTGGCCGCCATACGGAGGCGAATTGACCAATGAGCCAACATAGTATTGGACCGTTTAATTTTGTCAGTATGTCCCAGCCGCCAGCTGGCCCGCAACAACAGATCAAAAGCGAAGAGCGCCCCGGCGTCGATGGCGAAACGCTGTGGGCGACCGGCGCTCGAGGGCGACCGTTTAGCCTGGTCACCTTCGCCGACTTCTCAGATCTGGACGAAGCCGAAACATTCTCTCGAGCCTATCAAGCGTTCGTTGGCTCCGACCCGGTTAGCATCATTTACGCCGGCATTGAGCAACCCTATCAAGTTGTCGCGCTCAACGCCGTGCCGCTCGAGCTTAAGAGAATTCTCGGCGGGCTTGGCGGCTTGTCTGTCACATCGACGGCGATCCTTCGCGCCGGCTGGACGCTTCACCCCATCAATCCAAACCTATAGCGAGCGACCTCAATGGCATCCACCAACAAACTTGATTTCACCCTCTCTTTCGTCGGCGTCGAAACGCTCGATGCCGATGACGCTCCCTTCTCTTTGGTGGCGAACAATCGGGACATTACGGTAAATAGCCTGAAAACGAACGGCAGTCTCAACGCGACGTCAACGCCGAAGGTTGAAAAGGCACCAGCGGTGAAACTGGTCACATTGGCGGGCAGCATCGTAACCATCGACCTCACAGCCGCCGAGATCTCCGGCGGCCGCACCGAAGATATGAGCGCGAAAAAACTGGTGGCGTTTGAAATTAGCGCACCTTCCACCAACACCGGCGACGTCACGATCGAGCCAGGTGCTACCAACGGCTACGATCTTTTTGGTGCGAGCGGGCTCCTAGTGTTTTCGCCAGGGCAGGTTCTCAAATCGATCATTAGCGGAGCGGCGAGCAGCCGCGATGCCGTCGGCGCGTCCGATAAAACCATCGACATTAGCGGCACCAGCGGCGACTTGCTTTACGTTGTGCTGTACTTCGGCGGCACCTAAAAAACGGCGTCAACGCCGACGATAACGCGTTTGTTACCTTTGCACTGAAAACGTGAAACCACCAAAACTGAGGCTACCAAACTATGGTGAACCCTACAGAACTCGACGAACTTCCTGCCGTGTTGGCTGCCAGCACGACGGAGCAAACTATCGCTCTCAGCACCCAGCGGCGTTATACCTTTCTTCACGACGGCGAAGATGTTTCCGCCGCTCCCGACAGCGCTACGATCTATCTGGCTTACTACAGTACGGTGGATGCCGACGCCAGCGAAGGCGGCAACAAAGCGAAGCTGAAAGGCGATCGCATCATCGAAGTCGGCCCTGGCATTAGTTCGGTGCGATTCAAAACCTCCGCCGGTGCCCCGACGATGACCGTTTTGCCGAGCCGCCAATACTTCGGCGATTTTTAATCCACGATTTCCCGAAATGCTGGATTAGCGATTGCAGCTAGTCCAGAGAATTAAACCAATGGCGATTCAAACGATTGAATTCGGACGCGCCGGCCAGCTCAACGTGCTGGGCGCTACCGTTGCGGTCAAAGAGAATTGGGCCGACGATTGGGAAACGGTAAGCGACTTGCATTGTCGCAGCGTCCAATGGCAAGCGGCACCAGGCATCGCCAGCGCAAACCTCGAGCACGTTTACGGCCGCGGCAAACTTCCGACCGCTGCGAGCTTCACCGCGATCGCCGCCCAAACAGGCTACGGTCGCTATTTCGTCCGCGTTACGGTCGAATGCTTCGACTCCGACCCGCTCCAGTGGTATGGGGTGTTTGGCGTTGAGATCAATGCGATCGATGGCAATCACGCCGATTTCGCCGCCGCCGCCGACGGCGCGACGATTCCCTCCGGCGTGCAAGCCTTCACCGCTTACGGTTTGGAAGTGCTTCTCGATCGCCAGGTAATCACCGGGATCTTTCATTCCACCAGCACATCGGCACCGGAGCGAACCGATCACGCCCCAATTTTTAACGAAGGCGGTTTTGGTAACCGCTCGGCAGAGAAGTTTGACGGCCGTTACATTTTCAGCGGCGAGAAAACCGGCGAGTTTTGGACCTCTCGCGATATCGTGGAATACCTTCTCTACGATCACTCGCCGAAGAACACCGCCGGCGATACGACCGTGCAATTTCTATTGTTCGATAGCGACGATGTTTTGACGAATTGGGATCGACCAGAAATCAACGCGCATGGCCACAGCGTGCGCCGACTGCTCAACCAATTGATCCCGCGTCAACGCCTCGCGAGCTGGTCGGTCGAAATTCAACCGCTTGTGGTGCTCGGTTTTCCGATCACTGATATCGCCACGATCCGCCCGTTTTCTTTCGCGGAAGTGTCAATCGATATTCCATCACAACCAGGTGAATCAATCGCGGCGAACGCTTCGCAAAAAGTGATTAAGATCAACCGCGACCCCGGCGGCCGCGCCGTGGTGAAGCGCAGCACGCTAGACGAGTTCGACCAGATCATCGTGCAGGGAGCGCGGCGGCGGAGCTGCTTTAGTACGCTGCTAGGAATTGGCGGCCTCGCTGCCGAAGGCTGGAGCGCAGAAAGTGAAACGGGCTATGAAGCTGCCGCATCGGCGGGTGCCGATTATCCTGACGCCGCCGAAATCGATCTCCGCCGCATCGCAAACGCGCAAGCTCGAGCCGCCGAAAAGTATGCCCAGGTTTATTCGCGGTTTGCGATCGACTCGGCCGCCGGCCAGATCACCGTGCCAGGTGCCGGCTTCGGCGATAATAATCCGATCTTCCCAGAAGATGACGATCCAACCGTTGCGCGAAAGCGAATGTTGGGTGAGCTGCGAATTTTGCCAACGCTCCCCCTCATCGCCGGTCGCGATTATATCGGCGACGATCCGGACAATCCCGACGCTGGGAAAATCTCAACGCCTACGGTCGCCGACGAAACGCTGCCAGCCGACAACGAACTTTCGCCGCTTGTTCTCTTTCCAACCGAGCCAACCAAATCATCGTGGCTGCCGGCCGACAAGGTGGGGCAGCTGGCCGCCGATGTGCTTGGCGACGAATACACCTGGTCGGCTGCGATCGCGGTCGATCGACAAGGTGGGCTTAACCTCAAAGTGACCGGCCAACCGCAACACATTCTCGCGAAAACAAACTTCGAACCGCTGCCCGAAGATCTCCGCATTGCGGAGTGGGATTACAACGACGCCTATGCAACGCTCGCCCTGGAAGATGACCGTTATTGTCAAGGAGTTTGGCCGGAGTTTCCGCTAGCGGTGAACGATCGCACGCGCTATCTGCGAATCGATGCCGGCCCGTCGTATCGCCAAGATTGGCTTGTTGGCGGCACCATTGTCGGCATCGATCCCGAGACCGGCGAACTGTTGCGAGTCTCCAATGACGGCGGCTTTCTCCGCGATGATTCCGACAAGCTCAAGGGCATCGCTCGCATCGCTTTCGAGTGGTACGGAACAACACGCACCGCGCTCTCGCTGCGAGTCGATCGACCAACCTCGTTTCTAGCGATCGGCGATTACATTCTCACCATTCAAGAGGGCGAGCTTCCGAAAGCAGATGTAACCGAGGTCGCGTCCTGTCTCACATCGATGGCGGTCAGCTTCACCGGCGGCTTAGAAGAGCCGGCCGGTTCAACCCGCGTTGAATATAAAACGGCGTTTGCCGAACTCGATCCTCTAGCGTTTTAACATGACCAAAGCAACGATCGATCTGCGAGTACACGATCTGGAAGCTCGAGTTGCCGAGCTGACCAGGCTGCTTGTCGGTTTGCAACTAGCTCGAGTCAATCGTCGCGGTAGTATGCGACTCGGCCGCACGGTCACCGTTAGTGATGATTACCCCAATGAACCGGCCGACACTTACGCCATTGTGTTTCTCGATGGCGAATTCGAGCAAGAGGCGGGCAATCAAAATGCAAGTTTGACCGAGCGATCTGCCAGCAACCAGGCATTCGCTCACGATCTCTTTCAACAGTATTTGCCAGTTGGCACCGAAGTATTTGTTGCCGAGATCGATGGCCGCTGGTGGATACTTCGCAGCGGCGACAACGATGCAACCAACGCTTCCGGCTATGAAGGCGAGGACGCATGTTGTGCCGGCATCGAAACCGCCAAGCCCGATGAAAACGGCTGTTGTCCGCCGGGATTCATCCGAATCTCACTCAAGAAATTGGCGGACGCGCTTCGCTACGAAGATGCCGGTTGCGATTGCGATGGAGTAAGCGGCAGCGGCGGCGTCTCCGCAAGTGCGAACTGCGACCCCGAGCCGAGTTGGGCAAGCGATCCTTGCGATTACACCTGCCTATCTATCGACTCGGCGAACATCGTCAACAGTTGCGGCGATCCTGAATGCCCTTGCACCGATGACCCGATTGATGCCGCCAGCCAAGACGGCATCACGATGACGAAATTCCCCGCCAACGAGCTGCTGAATCACCCCGAAGATAACCCCGAACTCATTAGCACCTATGGCGATGTTTTCTACCTCACGACCGGGAGCGGTGTGAGCAAAAAACAGTGGTGGGTCTGGAAGCAAAAGAGCGGCTCGCGTTATGAATTCCATTCGCGATATCAAGAAGCAGAAAATGAATCAACGTTAGAAATCGCCTCCTGCGTCGAAACGGGCGGCGGCGAAAGCTCTGGCGGAAGTGGCGGCGGTGAAGCAAGCGACCCCGATAATGATGGTGTGTTAAACGAAGGTGATATTTTGGATGGAGGCTCGCTCTAAATGGCAGATGAAACGATCGTAGCTAAGTCGATCCAGGTGCGCAGAGCGACAGCTGCCATAGCGACGGCTAATAACAAAACGCTTGCGGCCGGAGAAATTGGCTTTGAAACCGACACCAGAAAATGGAAGTTTGGAGACGGCTCGACCGCATGGAATTCACTACCCTATGCGATTGATGAGGTTGGCCACCTCGTTGAAGGCCGCCTAACGCTGACCAGCGGCGAGTCGATTCCTTCATCCGACGTTACCGCCGCTGGAACGCTCTACTTCACTCTGCACAACGGCAACCGCATTCGCATTTATGACGGTTCGGATTGGGTGGTTCACACGTTCGCCGAACTGTCATTGTCGTTGTCGATCACCGCTGGAAAAAACTACGATGTTTTTATCTACGATGACGCGGGAACGCTCACGCTCGAATTGTCAGCCGCATGGACCAACGACACAACGCGGGCCGATGCTCTCGTGCTGCAAGACGGTGTTTACGTCAAGAGCGGGACAACAACGCGTTTGCACCTAGGGACGATCCGAGCGAGCGGAGCGAACGTTACCGAGGACAGCGGCGGCCACAATACACGCAACACGGCATCGCGTCGTTTCGTTTGGAATCGATATAACCAAGTAGAGAAAATTTGCTGGTATCACGACAACAACAGCCACGCGTACAACTCGGCGACGTATAGAAATTGGAACAACGACGCCAATGTAGCCATTGAATTGCTTTGCGGAGATTATCAGGACTGCGACACGCTTGTATATGTCAGACTACAAAGCGGAAACGCTGGCGACGCGGCATACGCTGGAACTTCAAGACCTCCCGGCACAGCATACGGATTCCAGTACGTTCAAACCTACGACACCGAGTTGGTTGGTACTTCGGTCAGCAATCCTATACCGGGCGTATTCGGCTACGAAAAGATCGGGGTCATGGAAGGAAGTCACGCCAAAATTACAGGCGACACGATTTTTTCGAGATGCGGAATTTCAACAATGTGGCGGTGTTAAATGAACGATTTCGAAAAAGAAGACAAAGACGAGTTAAGGCACACTGCGTCGTTGAGTCGATGCATTACGTTCCTGGAAAACGCTGGTGTTTCAGTTAAAGGAATGGGGGGGTATGGGCCGGGTTATCGCATCGATCTTGAAAACGAAAAAGATCGCAAGCACGCCGACGAACTCTTAGCCGAATACGATTGGACCGAACCAACTGCCGAAGATCTTAAGCGTTCGCGGGCGAAACTGGCGACGAACAAGCCTCTTGTTAAAGCGATCGGTGCGGCAATTAAGAAACAAGTTCCGACCTTCTCGCGCACTAAGTTCATGCGTGATTTGTTAACCGCGTTCGAGGAATACGACAATGTTAAAAGCGATTCTGTTGATGATAGGAGTGTTCGCGATGGCAATCACCGATCTCGGTAACGGGCAATTCAAAATTGCATGGGAAGGCGAGGGTCACGGCGAAACAATCGTAGAGATCGACGGTTGCGGCGATGAAGCCGGCGGCGGCGATGATTCGATCATGGAATCGGACGGTTGCTCGACAACTCCCGCAACTTCGGTTGTGGTTACGGTCGATGGCACTGATTACCCCATGACCGCGTTCACCGCTGACACAGTGCCAGATCACCTGCAAGGGCACGCATTCACAACCGACTACACCCCCTACGAAGGCTCAACCGTCTGGTATGCCGGCGGCGACGATGACGGCACGGGAACCGCTTGGCAACGTTATATGTGGTGCAACGAATTCGATGGCACAACTCAGATTCACCACACCGAGGGCGCGCCGACGACAACAGACGACGGCAGCGAGCCGTGCGACAGCGTATCGATTACCGATAACGGTGGCGGTAGCTACACCTATCAGGGTTTCACTTGGCAAACGTAATACAAACTTGCGAGCATCCCGCTAACGCCCAGCAACCAGGTTGCCCGAGTTGCAAGGCGAAACGTCTTGAGCGGAGAGCAAAGCAGCGACGCGCGGCCGGCGGCGATCCTAAGCTCTGCGAGCATCGCGGGGCCGAGCTGCGAACGGAGCGTTGTCAAACCTGTGGCCCGCGGGAAGTCTATGTCAAAATCTTTGCTTGTGGAGTTCACGGCGAATGCAGCTTAGCGCCCAGCGGTTCGAAATGGTGTGAGCGTTGCGACCAGGTGAAAGTCGGTTTACCGGCTCGCCAGGTGCACGGCGTTGCGATCGCCGATTCTCCCGTTCGCGGCTTGAAGGCAGATCCGGCCAGCGTTACCAATTGCTCGATCTTAGAATATCGCGGCCGCCGCCTATTCGCCTACCGCAAAGGTTGGAACGGTGCGGAACTTTATTTGAGCGAACTCGATTGCAACCATAGGGCGAAGTGGAATCGCCGGATTAAGATGCCGCGCATGCGACAAAACGCCGGTGGCTGCGAAGATCCCCGGCTCTTTGAGTTCGGCGGGAATTTGCACGTTGAATATATCGGCGTTGAGCGATTGCCGAAAAACCAGATCCGTAGCCACGTGCTAGTGGCCAGGCTCGAGGAAAATTACAACGTGGCCGAAACCTGGCTGCCGAAGTATTCACGCCGCCAGCATTGGGAAAAGAATTGGGGATTTTTCGAACACGCCGCCGAGTTGTTTGCGGTCTATTCGATCCACCCCCACCGCGTGCTGCGATTCGATGGGCACAACGTCGTAGAGGAAATTGAGCAGAGATATCAATCACCCTGGACGCACGGCACTCTGCGCGGCGGTGCTTCCCCGGTCCTGGTCGGCGATCGCTTCTATAGCTTCTTTCACGGCACAACAGAAACCGCGACCGGTCGCCTTTATTCGATCGGTTGTTACACCTTCGCCGCCGAGCCACCGTTTAAGCCGCTCGCAATGACGCCAACGCCAATTCTGCTACCAGACCAGAAAGATCGCCCCGGCGCGTCAACGCCCTACGTTGTGTTCCCTTGCGGCGCGTTGCTCGCTGGCGGCGATCGCTGGCTAGTTAGCTACGGATATTACGACAAAGCCAGCCGCATCGTAGAATTCGACGCAGAGCAACTCGATGCCGTAATGGTGGAATTGAAATAATGAAACCGATCCTCATAGCAACCGCCCAGCACACTGGCACGCATACGATTAAGCGACTGCTTGAAACCTCGCCCGATGTTCCCTTGTGCTTGAAGGGGGAGCCGGTGCGAGACCGCTGCCACGACTTCGCCAACGATCGGATTAGCGAGTTCGAATTTAATCAGGCGATGGCAAGTTGGCGGTTGGAACGCTCCGAGCGGCTACAGACGGCGGCGATTAAGGTCGCCAAATACCATGGCTACAACCTTCTTGAGCAGGGAAGGCGACGCCCGCAACGTGATTTACTTCACAGCCACGCGCACGACGAATTAGTAAACGCTGGTGATAAATTCAAAATCGTGGCGGGTGTTCGCGATCCGGTGCTCTCGATTTGCACGGCGTTGAGAAAGCACGGTCATGCTCAAGGGGCAGTTGCGACGATCAACGCGTTGGCGGCGATGGGCCAAGTCATCTGGTTTGATGTAGAAAAAATCAACCGAGATACGGTAGCCGAACTGTTTAGAAGTTTGAATCTAACACCGAGCAACAATGCAACCTGGCGTTTCGCCGACGTCGCCCCACGCATCAATGCCACTCACACCGAACGAAAGCCGGGAATGGCAGGCATTGCACTGGAACATGGCGGCTGCCCGCCGGAATATCGCGAGGCGAAAGATCTCTACGAACGCACCGGCGAAATTCACGAAGTGCTCAAACCATGGTTGACGATGCTGCGCCCCCTCAGATGAGCGGCAAATGAACTTCAAAGTTCAATGATTCGGCACGCCGTTCTTTTAATCCGTAGGTCCAGGGTTCGAACCCCTGCATCCTCACTTTCACAAAACACTACAATGCCCAATGATTTGTTAGTCATTCGGGCTTTTTTTTGTGCAATTCTGCAACCGGCCAAATCTCTAAATTTGGCCTATGTTATCCCCATTTCGCTATCGCACAAATTGTGCACAGTGATTTTGCAGTTCCAAGAGTCAGGTTTGACAGAACTGGCCACGGTAGTGAGTAACGCGAGTAATACTTCTTTGTCATATAAACTCGTTTTATATGTCAAATTAATTTCTCGCATTGGAGACCAATTATGGCCGACTCTGTTGTTGATTCGCTCATTTCTCAATTGAGAGAACTGGTAAAGAAGGAGAATTGAGCCCCTTTCGAGCACTCAGCCCAAAGGGGCGCACGTGGCAATTGTTTGCAACCACCGGAATTCGGCAACCCGCACAGCATCCTGAACCGATCAGCCGACGATCTTACTGACGTCAATCAAATGGACTTGGCGTCCGATGCCGGTGTGTGGTGAATCGATGGCGATCGTTTTTCCATCGTTGCTAGAGCGGGGATGTAGGTCGCAACGCCACTCGCCTTTGTATTCGGGCGGAGACCGGAAATGTCCAAGATCGACTCTTCGACCACTTGGCACATGATACAAGTACGGTGTTTGCGCTCGTGTCTTGCGGTCGGGGTAGGTGTCGTTCAGAATCCACTCATTATCGTGACCGGGCAAGTACGTATTGTGTCCATTTAGCTTCATCACTCCGTCGCCCACGATTGCAACTTCGTCGCTTTGATCTTTAAAGAGATAGAAGGCGCTCTTTTTGCCAATGGGTTGGGTCCAGGCACAAACATGCGTTGCGTCACGCCAGATAAAGTGAGATGTGTAGCCAGAAGGATCGAGAATCGTGCGGCGCGAGCCGTCCATCGCCACGGTAAACATTCGCGTGGTAAAACCGCCAGTCGGCCCTGCGGCGCTACCTTCGCCAGAGTTCTTTCGCCAACGATGCAACACAATGAATCGCGAGTCGTCGGGATTGATCAACAGGTGATTGAAATAATGCCAATGGTCGGCCAACGATTCCCCGTTGTGCTCGATCGCCGCTGCATCGGCTAAAGAAAAGACTAGCTCTGATTCGCCAGTATCTAGGTTCATTTTCCACACGCCAGAATCACGAGGGGCTCGCACATCATGTTGGGAATCTCGAAGACCCACATAACCGTAACCTGGCCGCATCCGTTGAATTCGAGCAAAGTCAGCAGTAATTGCCCAACGTCCGTCGTTGCTCAAATTGTAGATGGGCCGGGGTAGCGTTCGCGTCTTTTTGGTTTTGACGTTATGAACTCTGCAAACATACTGATCGCCATCTCGGTCGTTCCAAACAACTTCTTCGCTCGATTTTGGTCGCCACTGCAACATGCAACCTTGCTGCCATCCCCAGGCGTTGCTCGTGCCTATTTCGATCCACTTGTCGCCATCCTGTGTGTCGATCATTCCCACTTGAACGCTGTCTTTGGCAGTCGGGGTACGATGTTCGAAACTCACTTCGTTGGAGAGGACAAATCGATCGGTGGGATCGAACTCCAACTTGTCGTAATATCCAAACCAATGATGTTTCGGTCCGCGAGTGATCGTCCGCACCGGCGGAAGTTCGGTGGTTTCCGCACGGCATGTTTGCTGATTACCCAATGCAGACGCAATGCAAGTTGCAGTGAGTCCCATGCCGAATTGCCTTCTGGTGAGCGTCAT